CACCAAACACCTCTTGACGGAACAACTTCATGGTGTCGTAGTACGGGCATTTATCGCCATCAAGGGAATAAAGGTAGTACCCCATCACAGGGATAATCACCCAAGTCTCCACACCCATAGCCGCCGCCAAATGGCTCACGGACGTACATGAACTGATGACCAAATCGCAGGATGCAACAGCGTTTTTAGTCTCGTCCCACGTTCCCAATGGTACTTGCTTTACCCATGTTGGGCAAGCATCCGCACCCTCATCACGCTGTAAGGAGATGAACTCATAGTCCGCACCACGCACTGCATCAAACAACATTTGGTACGGGAACTTTTTGTTATGGTCATCTTCAAACTTGCTGTTACCCTGCCAACGCAGACCGATACGCTTCTTGTGTCCCTTGATGACGGCAGGCTTGTCGATGTAAGCTTCCCCACGTAGATCACTCATCTCGTAGCCAAGGTAGGCAGGAGCCACCATAGAAAAGCACCAAAAGTCGTGGTAGACACCGAACTCAGCGCCGTGTTGGACAACAGCAGATACGCCTTCGATCTTGTTGAACAAACCCACCAAAGCGCCTGAACAGCACACTACTACCTTGTTACCCCTCGCAACTAAGTCACGGGCGTAACGCACTTGGTGGATTTGATCGCCTAAGCCGTGATCGCAGTACAGCAGGATCGTGCCTTTTGTCTTGCCGTCCCACTCTGGGGCTGGGGTGTCTGGGAACTTCTCACCAATGATTCCACAGAAGCGCCCTCTGTTCATCTCTTTATAGCCCTCACCAACCTTGCCCTGTTTGAGCAAGTACCAACTGCGGTTGTATGCGGCTCGATGGTCGTTGGGGCGCTCAGCATTGAGTTTTTCTGAGAGTCTCCAACCCTCAACAAAGTCACCCATCTTGCCAGCCGCCACTTGGAGGTCTAGGTCATCTAGCTCAGGCATCGTACGTGCGTTGTCATTCCAAAACTCTGGCTGACAGAATTGGTTGTAGTGGTGCTTTAACAGGTCTTTGGACTTGTCATCGTGCTGTTTAGCCAAGACAGGCTTGACATCGTGCATACCAGCGTAGCCGTGTAGGTTCTCGTCGTCTTCCTTGACCGATGAGCCGTCGATGTTGGAGAAGTCGTAATCGTATGACTCCAGACCCAAGAACTCATGGATGCGGTCTAGTTGACCCTTTGGATCAGCAAGGAGTTCGTCATACACAACAAACAGGAAGTTGTCTGGCATGGCTCTGTAGCCTGCGTCAAGAGATAGATAAGCCGCCTTCAGGTGGTCAGCCAACTGTCCTGAGTACATGAATTTATCTAGGTCATCAGGCTTTGCTACACGCACAAATGAAGCCATGCAGTCAGGCACAGGGCGCACAGTAGCTATTACTTTACAAGGACGATTCAGCACTTGGTTCATTGCACCCATGATCTGGGGGATAGGCCATCCACGGGACTTGTCAATGATGACAGGCTTGTCTGTGTCTTCATAGAAAGCGTCAATACAGCCACGCATTGTCTGCGCCAGCTTCTTGCGTTCAGGATCGTTCTCGTTTAACAGTCCAGCCGAGTGCCAAGTGTTGGCAAGCCCATCAAGGGCGTGGACTAAACCAGATGTCGTAGAGACGTGGGTTGAGGGGTTCTGGTTCAGGATAGCCGCCAAGACGGTAGAGCCAGAACGAGGGATGCCAGAGAGGAAGTGTAGTGTTTTGTTCATGGGTTTAAATATACATCAAGTTAACTTGAGGGCAAGGGCAGCGAGTGCTCCAGCAGAGATATCTTGCCAAGTTGTCAAAGAACCTACTTGTTTTGGACTGGAATAGTTTGTGGCATTACCAATCCCAAGTTGCCCATTACTATTATTTCCCCAAGTCCATAACGTACCATCGGTTTTAATTGACGTCGAGTTGTATCCGCCAGAAGAAATTTTAAGCCAATCAGTTAATGCACCTATTTGAACTGGTGATGATCTATTGGTTGTAGTTCCATCTCCTAATTGTCCTTGACCGTTATATCCCCAAACCCAAAGATACCCTAGAGATGTAATAGCAACAACATGATAAACCCCAGAAGAAACTTTAGACCATGTAGTAAGAGCACCAACTTGTTTTGGTGAAGAATAGTTGGTTGTATTTCCAAGACCTAATTGACCATATGCGTTATAACCCCAAGTCCATAACGTACCATCGGTTTTAGTTGCCACAGTATGGTATGCGCCTGCACTAACGCTCAACCAATCATTCAGTGCTCCAATTTGGTTTGGAGATGATTTATAAGCTGTATTTCCTAACCCAAGTTTGCCAAAATTATTTCCACCCCAAGACCAAAGAGTTCCGTCTGTTTTGATAGCAAAAGAACCAGCATATCCACTTGAACCAGAAGCTATATTAAGCCATGTAGTCAGTGCGCTAATTTGAATTGGACTGGATTTGTTAACTATAGTGCCATCACCTAATTGGCCACTGTTGTTGTATCCCCAGCCCCATAGAGTTCCATCAGTTTTTATTGCTAATGCATAGTAATTACCAACTGATATTTTTGACCAATTGGTTAAAGAACCAACCTGTTTTGGAGATGAGTAATAAGTTGTATTCCCAAGGCCCAACTCACCTTGAGCGTTATTCCCCCAAGACCATAGAGTTCCATCTGTTTTGATAGCTGCACTAAAATAACCACTAGCGGCTAATTTAGACCATGTAACTAGAGAGCCAACCTGTTTGGGTGAGGAATATTTAGTTATATTACCAAGTCCAAGCTGTCCGTTGTTACCTAACCCCCATGACCATAATATTGGCCCAACAACAGGCCAAGTCCCTGCCGCTATAGCAGAGTTCACCTGTTGCATTGTCCAGATGCCTGAGTATTGAACGCCTGATATTGTAGTTACGACTGGCATGTCTGCGCCTTAATAAAGTAAACCATACGTAGAGCCAGTGCCAAATTTGGTACATTGGGAGTCGCCCCACGTTGTCAACGACCCAACTTGATTAGGAGATGACCTGTAAGTTGTATTACCAAGCCCAAGTTGACCATAATTGTTTGCCCCCCACGACCATAAAGTACCATCAGTCTTAGTGGCGGAAGTAAAATAAAACCCGCCACTGACAGTTAACCAGTTTGTCAACACCCCCACCTGATTGGGGGATGATCGATTAACTGTATTACCAAGTCCAAGTTCTCCATAGGTGTTATTACCCCAAGACCATAAAGCGCCTGCTGTTGTAATGCCGTAAGTGTTATAAGCCCCACCAGACATGGTAAGCCAAGTTGTCAGTGCGCCAATTTGTATTGGGGATGAGTAATTAGAAAGAGCACTATTGCCTAATTGCCCATTAGCGCCTCTACCCCACATCCATAAAGTACCGTTTGTTTTAACTGCCCCGCAGTGACCCCCACCAGCAAAAACTTTTGACCAAGTAGTTAATGAGCCAACTTGTTTGGGGCTTGAGTAGGATGTGGTATTTCCAATACCAAGTTGTCCAAAAAGATTTCTTCCCCACGTCCAAAGAGTACCGTCTGTTTTGATAGCAACAAAATTGTAATTCCCAGCAGACACATTCAACCAAGTAGTTAATGCGCCAACTTGCACTGGACTAGATGTGTTTGCAGTTGCGCCATTGCCAAGCTGGCCGTAATTATTTAGCCCCCAAGTCCACAAAGTACCATCTGTTTTAATGGCGGCACTAGCGGCATATGCATCACTTACCGTTGACCAAGTAGTTAATGCACCAATTTGTATTGGGGATGAAATATCTGGTGCGGCGGTATTATTTCCTAACGCTCCGAGAGAAGCCTGCCCCCACGCCCAAAGCGTTCCATCTGTTTTAATAGCATGAACTGCTCTATAGTTTGAAGTAATTTTTAACCATGTAGACAGCGCCCCCACTTGCTTGGGTGATGAGTAATAGGTGGTATTGCCCAACCCAAGCTGTCCTTGGGAATTTCGACCCCAGCTATACAAATAATAGAAATACGTGGTCACACTTGTCTGCGCCCCAAGCGCATTGAACCCCGGCTTGACGATGCTACCTAAATTGTATTGGCGTATGCTCACTGGCTACTCCAATTTTAGGAGATGACTTCGTAACTGATGGTGTATGTGATGCCGCTGGCAGTACCTGATGTCACCGAGATCGAAGTGCCTTCCATCAGGTAAATAGCCGTTGTCTTGTCCACAGCAATCACAGACGCACTTGCAGGAACAGAGATCGTAGAGATGACAGGATAAGCCGTACCACCCGAAGGCGCAGAACCTTGAGCCACAGCGCCGTTTGTGTAGACCGATACCGTTGCATTAACCGCACTTGTGCCGTTGACGTTAGCGCACACGATCTGGTTAATCTTTAACACCTGACCACTAGATGCGGCGTTTGGCAAAAGGACAACAGCAGCAGTGCCGCCGGGTGTGTAATACGTGGTTGTGCCGGTAGCTGTGGTCGCGGCTAGAAGGTTCGGGTTGGCCATTTATAGCTCCTTATATGCTAAAAACAAAGTTAATCATTGTCGCCTTGGCCTGTGATACGCCAGAAGAAGCGGCTGCTTGGAAGGTTGGTAATACGCCTGCGCCATTACTTGTCAAAACGTGTGTCGCTGTGCCGGGTCCTGCTGTTGCTTGGAACGGCCCAGTAGCCGTAGTACCTGAAAATACAACGCTATATGCAGTTGTAGTGGCTATACCTGTACCGCCTTGGTCAACACTAAGAGTTCCCGTAGATACCAAGTTTTTGCTTGCGTCAGTAAAGACGGGCTTGCTGGCTGTAAGACCTGAATCAAGGATGTTTCCAACGGTCAACTTAGTACCGTCAAACGTCATGTTTGCAGAACCGGCAAATGCGCCACTGCTGTTGTACTGAACTTGAGTAGTAGAACCACCCGCAGAACCACCGCCCACACTTACAAAGTTAGTGCCATCCCAAGCAATGATTGCCCGTGTACCAGCCGTAACCGTAACGCCTGTACCTGTAGCCGCTTTAACAAGGATTGACTGGGTGCTGCTATTGTTAATCACCACATAAGTCTTAGACAGTGCAGGGACTGTAATCGTGCGAGTTACCGTACCAGCAGCAGTCCAACGAATTATGGCGTACTGGGAGCTATTTCCTGTGAGACCTGTAGTTAAATTAGTGCCCGTAGTTAAGGTTAACGTAATGTCAGCATCGGTAGAAATAATTTGTGTGCCAGCTACGGCAACGTCCACGATTTCAGAAATAGCGTTGTTGACGGTGTCTCCCCACGTACCAGACAAGGAGCCTGTTGTGGGTAGCGTTAAACCGATAAGGGATGTGTTTGCCATTTAAGCTCCTACACTGTAGAAATTGTTGACCAGTTGGCTGTTTCTGCATCGTTTATAACAGTCCAGCCCGGTGTTTGGGAATTAGCTATATTTTGCCAGTTTGCGGTCTGACTGTCATCAATAATCACCCATAGATTTCTGCCTGTTTCGGTAGACGTAATTGCAGCCGTTTCAGTGCAGCTTACGTTATAACTTGTTATTGCCGCTAGATTATCGGCGATTGCAGCGTTTTCGCTGACACTTAACGTGTAATACGTGCCACCCAACTCAAACGAAGTAATAGCTGCTGACTCATTTATAGAAGCCAACCAACTAAAGAAGATAGCGTCTGTTACTGCCATTGACTCAGCAACACTGTCCAAGAACGTGGCAACAGCCGACTCTACAGAAGTAATAGCTGCTGTTTCAGTCAAAGAAACAGGGAAGTTGCCAGTTGCAGATTCTGTCGTGCTGGTAACGGAAGTCTCAGTAACAGACTCGTTGTACGACGTTGTGGCTGTGTTTGTTTCCGCTATTGCCGCAGTCTCTGTTATAGACCGAGCAAAGGTAGCCGCTACAGCCTCAGTTGTACTGGTTGCTGCCGTCTCTGTAATTGATTTGGCAAATGTGGCTGCCACGCTCTCAGCCGTGGATGTGGCGGCTGTTTCAGTAACAGAAACGCCAAACGAGGCCGTAGCCGCTTCAGATGAGGTGATTGCTGCGGTTTCTGTAACACTGTCGGCAAAGACATCTCCGCCACCCCAGTAGCCATCACCCCATGCGTTTACACCCCATCCGGTTGCCATATTAGGTCAATGTAGCTGTGTACGTGACCGCGATTGTGTCACCATTAACAACGGCTTTTGAACTAGAAAAGTCACCAGCAGAGAACAATGTTCCTGTCGTATTGTCTTTTGTTGCACTACCGCCAATGTTAATAAAACAACCCGCCACAGTACCAGTGCTGGTCATTGAGAACGACACGGCTGAAGATGTAGCTTTGCTACCAGCAGACGCTGCGCTAAACGATGGCGTAGGGCGGTTACCCGTGTATGTAGGTGCATTAGCCAAACCGACTTCCAGCCAAGATGCGTGCGATGCTTGGGTATCTGCCACAACAGCCGTCCCCGTGCCTTTAAGACCCATTACAACTGCTCCGCCAGCGACGTTACCCAGCGTGGTGTCTAGCGTAAAGTTCTTGCCCACAGTAGTGACCAAGTTAATGATGTCGTCTTCCCACTTCACATTACCGTTGGCGTCATAGCAAACAGCGTGATACGTGCCGTGAATAGACATTTGGTCTTCAGGCATGGTGTTGTATTTAGTTGCCGCTTCGCACAGATCGTTTGCGGTGATTTTTTCGGTGGTCATATAAGTTCCTTGATTAGATTACGAAATACGTATGATTGCTGACGTATTGGTGATTGCGGGAAATTGTACGGTGAACGTGCTGGCGCTAGTCTTATCGTTCCCAAAATCTAATACACAGATTGCTGGGTTGGTTGTACCGTTAGCCAAATAAATCAATGCGCCTCTTGCGGTAATTGACCCTGTCCATGCGGCGTTTGCAAAAGACAGATACGTTGTTGCCATACCCGTCTGATTCCCTATTGTCGGAACCTGAGAAATGGTCAGAATCTGACCGCCTGCTGAATAATTTCCACCAGATGTTTCACCTATGCTTGTGTAAGCCGTAGTGGTTGCGTCCAATGTAGCTGCGTTGGTGTAAAGAGCAATCTTGAATACTTGAGTCGTGCCAGTATCAAAGTTAAACACCCCGTCAAGCAAGCCCGTCTTGAAAGTATTTGTGGTGAAATTTCCTGTGAAGCTCAAAGTATCACCCCACTGGCTGTCTGTACTGCCCGGAACGATAAGCGTCTTGACGCTCCATGCCATCGCCCAAACGTTTTGCCAATGACAGCGCTTCCATGTATTTCTGGTTATACAACTGCATCATGTCAACTTCACCTTTCATGTAGGTGTAAGCTTCTAACAATGAGCCGTATAAAAGAACCGTATCAAAGTTGTCCCCCAGCCAAGTCTGACCGCTTGAGGCAGTTGAGATTGATTCTGGGTAGTAGTAATAGTGCAATTCAACTGTGTAGTTTGCATCTGGCTTTGGGCCAAGCATAAACGACAACTCATTTGTGATAGTGCTACTGGCTATAGTGGGGCCAAACAACGCATAGAACTTAGGTAGCCCTGTGTCTGAAGCTTTGGGATACGCCTCACGGATGAAGTTAACATCCTTATTTAGCAAATACACATAAGAGCCATCAGTATCAACCACTGCCAAAGAATACGAAGCAAGATAGTCAGATGGGGCGCTAAGGTATGGCGTCGCTGTAGACACAACACCCGTCACGTTTTTGCGAATAGACGGGAACTGTACCGAGTTATAAATACGTTGTTCAGCCTGCTCCACGAAGACCGGAATCTCCGCGACAAAACTCGTATCGGAGTTCTCCGTATACGCTTGAATGGCAGCTTTTAACTCGGTATAAGTCATGTTTTAAGCCATTGGTCCGCGAGACATAACGCCACGAATTGCCGCGCCAGTACCACGCATTTTAATGCCGTCGGTTTTTATTGGCTCGTTACCAGCAGTTTTGCTAATGTTACCAATACTCATATCGACCGTGTCGGCTTTGCTGCGGTTAGGTTCTTTGCCGGGAGTAGAAGAAATACCCACAGCCTTACCAGACATAGTGTGCGGCTTGGCGTAGACAGCAGCATTGCCCACTTCTTTGCCCATTCGTTTGTCGCTAAATTTAGCCATTATTTACCCCTTGCGCTTCCACGCTGGTTCACAACTTTTGCCATACCGCGACCATACTGCTTCATCATGTCATTGGTTTTGCCGCCTTTTGCCATCTTGTGCATACGCTTCTCATGGGCTTTTACCTCAGTATCTGCAATTTGTTTTACCTGCTTTGTGTCCATTTTGAACTCCTAAGTTACGCTTATCGTTACTGTACCAAGTTGTACAACCAAATTCAAATTATTTGGCGTCAACGCTACATCAAAACTGCTTGCACCTCCAACTGGAGCCCAGCCCCACTGAAAGATTCGACTACCACCACCCAACTCGCCATCCGCCAACAAACCTGAAATCACATAACTCCGGTCAGGTCTAGGATTCCTCAAAGCCTGTGGATCATCCACCGGATACATCCCCAGCTGCAACTGAGGGTGATCTGGATCCCAACAAGCCGGACAAACCAACAAGTTATATTGTTTTGTCTTGATGATCTCAGTCTTCAGAATCTTCAGTTTAAACCGCTGCCCGCACCGGTCACACTCCGAAATTGCATTCTTGCCAGAAGCGTAACGATTACCCATTACACCATCCTACCTTTGGTCTTGCCTTTGACGCAACAACCATCAGCACGGCGAGATGCAGTCATGCCGCCACTCTTCATGCCGTTTACACTCTTTGGGTGGCTCTTTGGCTTCAGCAGTCCTCTCCTCTGCGTACGTCACCGTATCGCTTGCTCTGTCTGCCGTTCTTGCTAAATCAGCCCCTTTGCCAGCGTACTTCATGGCGTTTTTTACAGCTCCAGCGCCTTTGATGAGCTTCACGCCGGGGACAACACCAAGCAAATCCAACCCAGCGTCTGCATAATTGCCTTCATATGCGTCCGCCCCGGCGTCAGCCAACGATGTGGCAACTCCAGAAAAAGGTGCAACATCCAAAGCAAGTTTGGCCTCGGGGTTATCCGAAGACATTTTTCGGTCTTTCTTTACCGCCTTGCCAATTGCTCCATCTTCTTTGCCCACGACTACCTCCCAATGTAGGTTTGACGGGGTACAAGTCTTAAGGCGGCTTTCTCGTGATCTTCATAGGCTGCAAGCTCCCACGCCTCGTCATACTGTTGTTTTAGCATGGGTAAGCGCTCCATACCTGTTGGTACTTTGCCAGCGATGTAGTACGACAGGCCAGCCGCCATGCAGGGGATAAACCTGAAAGGCACATCCATGATGTTGACACCGCCGCCTGCGTCTTGGGTACGTCGCAG